GGCAAAGATTATAAAAACGAAGCCATGCACTATGCTTTAGGGCAAGAAGTGTATGGTGGACACGTTATTTGTGATATTACTGAGAATGATAGTAAATTTAGTGTGTTTATTAAAAAAGGTAACGACATTTTACCATGGAAAGATTTTAATAAAAACATGGCTATAGCAGTTGAATATAATTTAGAATATTAGTGAAAAGTATATTTAATTTTATAATTAAACCAAAAGTAAATAGATACAATAATATTAAAAAAATTGATAATAAAGAGTTAATATTAAACACAGAAATATTTTCTCATCAATATGTAAGTAGAGTTGGTGTTGTTTTAGAGACACCAACCGCTTACAAAACTAATATTAAGGTTGGTGATGAAGTAATAGTTCATCACAACGTATTTAGAAGATGGCATAATCAAAATGATGAGGAAAAAAATAGTAGAAACTATTTTGAAGAAGATAAATATTTTGTTTATATAGATCAAATATTTGCATATAAAGCAAATAATAAATGGGAGGCTTTAGATGGTTATTGTTTTGTTAAACCTATTGAAAAAATAGAAAGTTCTATAATTAAAAATAACGAAAAAGAAAGACCTTTAATAGGTGTTTTAAAATATTTAAATAATAATCTTAAAAAAACAGGATTAAAACAAAACGATTTAGTTGGTTTTACTCCAGAAAGTGAATACGAGTTTGTTATTGAAAAAGAAAAATTATATAGAATTTTAACAAAAGACATTACAATTAAATATGAATATCAAGGAGACGAAAAAGAATATAATCCAAGCTGGGCATAAGGCTGTTGAGGAATTAGTTAAAGTTGCTAAAGAACCAATAGTTGATAGTGGAGATGATATAACAGCAGATAGACTTAAAAACGCTGCGGCTACAAAGAAATTAGCTATATTCGATGCTTTTGAAATATTAAATAGAATTCAAGAAGAACAGAACATATTAGACGGTAAAGACAAGAAGGAAGAAAAGAAAGAGGAATCGTTTAGTGGTTTCGCGGAAAGGAGATCTAAATAATGTACAAACAGACTTTATACAAGGTTGTACAACCTATAAAAATAAATACCATTAAAAGGCTTAATAAAGCTAAAAAATGGAAATACGGATATAACAAAGAACATGATTTAGTTGTTATATCTAAAACAGGTGAAATTGGTGAAATATATGAAATACAAAATTTTCAAATAGCTCTACCTAAAACACCTAAAAAACCACATAGGTTTAAAAGTAATAAATGGGAGGTAACTGAATATCCTAAACAACTACAAAGAATCAAAACTATATTTGATTGGAAGAGTTATCCAGATGATTTTAAAAAACAATATATAGATTATATTGAAGATGAATTTAGAAAACGTGAAGAAGGTTTTTGGTATTATAATAAAAACGTTCCTACTTATATCACTGGCACTCACTATATGTACTTGCAGTGGAGTAAGATTGATGTTGGGAAACCAGATTTTAGAGAAGCCAATAGATTATTCTTTATATTCTGGGAAGCTTGTAAAGCAGACCAAAGATGTTACGGAATGTGTTACCTTAAAAACCGTAGATCTGGATTCTCTTTTATGGCCTCAGGAGAGGTTGTAAATTTAGCCACAATATCTAGTGATTCAAGATATGGAATATTATCTAAAACTGGACCAGATGCTAAAAAGATGTTCACTGATAAAGTAGTTCCAATATCAGTTAACTATCCATTCTTTTTTAAACCGATTCAAGATGGTATGGATCGACCTAAAACAGAACTAGCTTATAGAGTACCAGCCTCTAAATTAACTAGAAGGAAGATAGAAATGGGGAGCGAAGCTAGTGATTTACAAGGATTAGATACTACTATTGACTGGAAAAATACTGGAGACAATAGTTATGATGGTGAAAAATTAAAACTATTAGTACATGATGAGAGTGGGAAATGGGAGAGGCCAAACAATATTTTAAATAACTGGCGAGTTACTAAAACAACATTAAGATTAGGAAGTAGGATTATTGGTAAATGCATGATGGGAAGTACTTCAAATGCTTTAGATAAAGGAGGAGATAATTTCAAAAAATTATATAATAATTCAGATGTTACAAAAAGAAACCGCAATGGACAGACTAGCTCAGGATTATATTCTCTGTTCATACCTATGGAATGGAACTACGAAGGATACATTGATTCTTATGGACATCCTGTATTCGAAACGCCTGAAAATGAAGTTAAAGGACCGTACGGGGACTATATTGATATAGGTATTATAGAGCATTGGCAAAATGAAGTTGATGGATTAAAAAATGATCAAGATGGTTTAAATGAATTTTACCGTCAATTCCCAAGAAGTGAAGATCATGCCTTTAGAGATGAATCTTTTGGTAGTTTGTTTAATCTTGTTAAAATATATGAGCAAATAGATTTCAACAATGATATGAGTAAATCTTCATTAACTACCACTGGTAATTTTCAATGGGTTAATGGAATAAAAGACACAAGTGTATTTTTCTCACCAAATCCAAAAGGAAGATTTAATATATCATGGACACCGCCTTTAATCCTTCAAAACCGAGTAATAGAAAAAAATGGCTTTAAATACCCAGGTAATGAGTATCTAGGAGCGTTTGGGTGTGACTCTTATGATATATCAGGAACAGTAGATGGTAAAGGATCTAAAGGTGCTTTACATGGCCTTACTAAGTTTAGTATGGAAGATTGTCCTCCTAATCAATTTTTTCTTGAATATGTAGCAAGACCACAAACAGCTGAGATATTCTTTGAAGATGTTTTAATGGCGTTAGTATTTTATGGGATGCCTATATTATGCGAAAACAACAAACCAAGGTTATTATATTATTTAAAAAGAAGAGGTTATAGAGGTTATTCGATGAATAGACCTGATAAGGTTTGGAATAAACTTTCAGTAGCTGAAAAAGAAATAGGTGGTATACCTAACTCAAGTGAAGACATAAGGCAAGCACACGCTGCCGCAATAGAGACATATATACAAAGATATGTTGGTTTAAGAGGTGATGAAACATATGGAGATATGTATTTTAACGGAACATTAAATGATTGGTCTAAATTTGATATAAACAATAGAACTAAATTTGATGCCACTATAAGTTCAGGTTTAGCTATAATGGCGTGTAATAAAAACCTATATAAACCAACACAAGCAAAAACAACAAAAATAATAAATTTTGGATTTTCTAAATACAACAATGAAGGTGATTTATCAAAAATACTAACTAAATGAAACAACAACCTAATATAACAAATGGTTTTCCTAGTCATGCAGTGCTTGACGAAGAAAAAAATTCCTTAGAATATGGAATGAAGGTTGGTAAAGCTATTGAAGCAGAGTGGTTTAAAAAAGACGCTGGTTCAAGTAGATATTTTACTAATAGAGATAACTACCATAGATTAAGATTATACGCTAGAGGAGAGCAATCAATACAAAAATACAAAGATGAGTTATCTATAAACGGTGACATGTCTTATCTTAATTTAGATTGGAAGCCAGTACCTATTATACCTAAGTTTGTAGATATTGTTGTTAATGGAATATCAGAAAGAGCTTATGATTTAAAAGCATATTCACAAGATACAGCTTCTTTAAAAGAAAGAACTGATTATGTAAACGCTATGTTGGTCGACATGAATACAAGAGTTTTCACACAAAGTATTTTAGACGGAAGCGGTTTAAATCTTTTTAAAAATGACCCAAATAGTTTACCTGAAAATAACGAGGAACTCGCGTTACATATGCAGTTAGACTACAAGCAATCTATAGAAATTGCTCAAGAAGAAGCTTTAAATAATTTAATGGCATTAAATAAATATGATTTAACAAAAAAGAGATTAGATTATGATTTAACAGTTTTAGGTATTGCTTGTGGTAAAACATCTTTTAATACAGCTGAGGGTATTAGAATTGATTATGTGGATCCAGTAGATATAGTTTATTCTCATACTGATTCTCCATACTTTGAGGATCTATATTATGTTGGAGAGGTTAGAAAAATGAGTATATCTGAACTTAAAAAACAATTTCCACAACTAACGCTAGAAGATATTAAGAAAATGGAAGGTTTAAATTCTTCTAACTTAATGTATAGATCTTATGATGGAATGAAATCTGGAGATAGTGGTTACGTTAATGTTTTGTTTTATGAATATAAAACTTTTCAAAACCAAGTATATAAAATAAAACAAACAGCTAGTGGAGCACAAAAAGCAATTGTAAGAACTGACGAATTTAATCCACCAAAAAATCCAAATGATAGATTTACAAAAGTACAAAGATCTATAGAGGTATTGTATTCTGGCGCTAAAGTTGTGAGTCATGATATAATGTT